AGCATCATGAGCATTATACCTACATCATGCACAGTAAACTCTGTGCCTTTGTAGGCAGACCACAGCTTTGCTAACCTATCGAATGAATCAACTGGCTTGCCATAAGCAACGCCCCTGTCTTTGACAGCTTCACGCGCTTCATCTAATGCAATGTATCTATCCATTATAACGCTTCCTGTACTTCAATGAACTCTATGTCACCGAGAGAACCATTGATGCGTAGGTTATCTGCATCTCTAAAACCATTGACTGATGTTTTTCTTAACCTATTCTCAGCTAACATCTTTGCTTCTGTCTCATTTTTAGCCAGCAAACTAATGGTTCTGGTGTATTCGCATATGACAACTAACTCATATCGTTGAGCATTATATCTGTTGCCAGTGGTTGTGGTTTGTGTCCGCAGTGTGCTCATCTGAACTTCCTTTTTTAAAATGCAGTATAGAAAAAAGAATAAATATCATTAAACATGCATAAATGCACGATGATAGTTATGGCTAAGATAAGGTATAAGCTATTGTTTTTATGATGGAAAATGGTGGAGCGTACTGGGATTGAACCAGTGACCCCTACAATGTCAATGTTACTTTCGCTTACCTTATCTGTATGATTTTGTTTATTTATTTCCATGGCATTAGCTTCGCTGTGTCTGCTGTGTGTTCGTTGGATACATCAGCGTAACGCATGACCATGCGTTCAGATGACCAACCCCCTAATTTCATTAGAGCTTTTAGATTAGCGCCATTCATCATGAGAGTTGAGGCCCAATGATGCCGCCAATCATGTATGGTAAAGTCAAATACTTCTGCATGAATGCATGCTGTGCGGTGAACGCTACGCAAGTTTTGGGGCTTGGCGTAGCGTTCACCTTGGCTGTTGAGAAACAAATAGTCACGGTCGGACAGATGTTGGAGGGCATCTGCAACGCGGGGATGGAGGTGGACAACGCGTCTTCGACCATTCTTTGTTTTCTCTAACAGCATTGTACCGTTGTCGAAACTGATAAACCTGTTACGCAAGTTAAGCGCCTCCCCTACCCTGATGCCTTGATAAGCTAGAGTAATGAATAGAGGTCTGATAAAATCTGGATAGGCTGACAGCAATTGTTCTTGCTTCTCGTAGCTGAGAAACCTGATGCGGTCATCGGCTTGTTTGTTTTTATCTAATGTATGTGTAATCCCTGCATGGCTCATAATAGATATGAGTGCGCCGCGTACTCTATTTATATAAGAAGGCTTACAAGAATAAAGGTGGCGTTTCTTATATTCTTTCCACACATCATTAGTGATGTCATTTATATTGAGAGCTGCAAATTCTAATTTGAAACGGCGCGCAAAGTATCTGTCTGTTTCATTGCGAGGTGTAACAGCAAGCCAATCATCAACGACTGTAATGAATGGCAACACTTTCGTGCCGCCACTCATATCATTTACGATTGCGTTTTCTACATATCGGCAGACTGTTTCTGCTTGCTTGCGTGTAGACTGTCCTGTAGTGCGCCGGACTTTAACCACTCTGTCACCAATGGTGACGGTGCCTCTGATGTGATATATGTCTTTTCTTTTATAGATGGAGAGCATGTCATCGCCTTCTGATATTCTTGATACTGTTCTTTTGTGAACCATCTGGCATGGCCTAGCTTACAATAGCTAAGACCATGCTCTTGAATGAGATTGCGAAATCTATATTTAGACATTTTAAGCTGAAGCGCGATGTCACTAAAATGGTATATCATCAATAGGCTCCTCATTTACAACAGGTGCAGGTGCAGGTGCCATAGCATTAGACGCTACTGGCGGCGCACCATCTTCCGGCGGTATCCACAAACTCATATATGAATTGCCGGCGGCTGATGTGTTCTTGAATCCTTGCAACCGCTGATTGCCATAGCTACCAGAATAGTCTGCTTTGGCATCTGGCTTTGTGTTTTCAAACATGATGCCAACTTCCTGATAGATTTTAAAAGTTTTGCCAGCTTTGGTTTCTGTTTTTAACAGCAAAACATTTGGGTTATATTCTGTATCATCAGGCTTGCGTGTCCATTGAGCAGAATTGATTGTGCCGCTTAATGTGGGTGCGCCGAGCTTGTCATAGTCCCCGTCTTTGATGGGGAATGCACTGCCACGGTTGACATCCATTACATATTTATCACTCATTAGAAAGATTCCTTATCTTCTGGTGGAGTTGTTGTTGGGCGTGTTGGTTTAGCAGAAGCGGCGTTACCGTCGTCGTCTTCTGATGGCAGGCCAAACGCAGATTGTAAGCCATATCTTTTAGCGTAGGTAATACCTGACCCCATCTTCTGCGGGTCATTATTATCTTTAGACCGAACAGGACATGGGCTGGTGCGCTTCTCACCAGTGGGTGCATGAACAATAGTAGTGTTCACCACTTGAATGATGTTGCCTTCCAGTACAATGAGGTCGAGTGGCTGGCTGAAATACAAACCAAACTGATTGGCTTGTGTTGCCGCTTCCATCACTGCTTCAAGAGTGGCATATGTTGAACGGAAGTGGGGGTTATTGCCTGACTTCTTTGCAGATACAGACAGCTTTTGAAATGCCAGCATTGCCTTATCAAAGGTGTCGGGCATTTCATTTTGTGCTGGTGATTCCAGCTTTGTTACATTAGTCTTCGACATAACAGATTCCTATCCTGTTAGGAGGGGTGGCTTACGCCGCCCCTTCGTTTATTGAGATGCGGCATGCACCGCGCTTGTCACGTTTGATGGTAAGCAAATCGCAGAACACTTCGCGTTCATTGTCTTGAACCATTGAGCGTAATTCTTTTTTGATATTTTCATGCGTCTTAGCTGTGTGTGATGTGTTCACAAAGTCATGTGCAAGATTCACAAACTCATTGTCTTGATTAGCATCACGGGCAACAAGCCCATTGATGTTCACGCTAGACCAATTGATTTTCTTTGCGCTGTAGTTATCAGGCTCTATGCCATCACGCACCATGCACCAGAAAGACCACACTTCATTATGCACTTTCTGCCAATAGTCATGATTGTAATCTACAACTACAAAGTCCCATGTGTTGCCAAAGATAACAGACAGATAACATTTCTTAATCTCATGCACCCTCATATACAGATGCATCTGAGGCATGTAGCTATCTAACATTTGTGTCATCGTGCGCGCATTACTGGTGTGCTTGCACTCGACAACAAAGTGATTGCCTTCTTCATCTTCTGCTAGCGCATCAACACGGGCTTGATAAGGAACATCATCAATTGTTTTTGTAGGTAAAGATTCTGGGTGAGAGAGTGATAGCCCTGTCTGTTGCACCAGCCAGTCTAAATTAAACTGCTCAGTGTATGTGCCAAGATTGACATTAAACAGGTGGCTTAAATCTTCTGACTCTTTGCGCCCCGTTTTGACCAGCCATAGCTCATGCCAGTCGCCCTTCATAATAGAATAGAGGTCACTGCCTCCAATAAAACCTGTACGTTTCATGTAATTTCTCCTGCATTTATACAAAATATATTATATTTGTTTATGTCTTGCAATGCATTTATGCAGTTCATCAGACATTATTTTACGAGGCTTGGTCATCCATGCGATGTCGGCATCATTGATAAATTCTGCAAGCGAAGGCCAGAACTTTATGTTGCGCTCGATGTATCCGATAGCACGAATAACAATGTCGGCTGGATATTCAGCCAGTTTATTAGCTAGAATCTCACGCTTGGTTGCCAATTGTTTTGCCCCAAAGGATTGCGGTATCGTTAGCACCATAGACATGACTGTAAGCCGTTGGTCTAATTCAGATACAGGCAATGGTATCATGCCTGTTTGCACTAGCTTGTAGGCTTTTATTAGGTTCTCTAAAGGTGGGTCGCCTTTGATGCTGTAAGATATAAGCTCAAAGTCTTTATTGTACCTACCTTCTAACCGAACCAATGAACTCACTCCATCTTCTATCATGGTCGTCCGCTGAAGCGGACTGATAGTTTCGTCCTGCATTTTTTCGAGTGCTGCTTTTTGCACTGAAGGTGATAGCGTTAGCGCACCACTTTCTATAGGCGGCGTCGAAGTTTGCGAACTTAGATCCATTTGCGATGTGGTGATTAACGAACTTAACGGTTTCAACGTCATGGCATACTGTCTCCTGTTGAGCAGTGAACGACACTTCATCTATCGAAGCACACAATTTATCAGAAGGCTTCCAATCAGATGGAACTTCCTTCTTCTTGTTTAAATTGTTTACTGGTAGTTTAGTGTCGCGCTCTGCGATAAGGTTGTCGCACTCTGCGATAACCAATTGATATCTCGTAGACCTACCCTCAGACCCACGCAGTCGTTTAATTAGATGAGCTTCTTCTAAAAGTTTTAGCTTACGGCACACCGTAGCGGTATGCATACCAGTTCGGCGCGCTAATGTTGCAATGCTAGGCCAACAGATATGCGTGTCGTTTGCATGGTCAGCTAGAATAACTAAGAGCCAACGTGACAAAGCATCTGGTGTGTCGGCTTTCATAGCCCAAGATATGTGATGAAACATTAATTAAAAACTCCTGTTGCTCTTTGATGATATCACAGGAGTTGACAAAAGTATTGCATTAATGCAATATCCTACCCAGAGCAATTTCTCTCCTGTTGCCCTGCTCTAAGTGAAGTGAGCGTAGGTTTTTCTCCGTTTTTCCTACGCTCACTTTCCCAGCCATTTCATTATTTTTTCAACGACTGGATTATTTATTTCAATGCAAATAAATGCAGGCCCATTCTTTTGCTTTAACAGATAAAAATCTGCGGGTTGCTTTTTGTGTGTTGTGGTAAGGAAACTAAAGCCCCGCCCTGTAGCTTGATACTTACTTTCAGCTACCAATCGTCCGTGTCTGGTATCGATGGCAATGTCACTTGCCCACTCACCTCCCAACGCGCCAGATAGCGGTTGCCTTTTGGCTTCGACGCCTTTGCCTTTGAACCATTCGCACCACCATCTTTCATGATAGCTTCCCTTACTGCGCTGAGATGTTCCCATCCGTAATGCTCCATACAATCTAAACACCACAATCCACCAGCCGCCGTTATAAGATACCAGTGAGTTATTGTTTTACAGTTCATGCATTTCGCAGGCTGACCCTTCTTGTCAGGCTTGCGTTGCTTTCTATATTTTTTCGGATATTTTAATCTGCGCGCCAAGAGCATCCAACCAACAAGAGAACATGAAACCAGATGGCACTCGCTTATGTTGCTCCCACTTGTGGATCAAAGACGATGTGCATCCGATGCGATGTGCTAATACTTCTTGACTATAACTTTTAGATTTCCGCAGATGTATTAGCTGGTCGACAATTTCTTGCCAGCTATTCGTGTTGGCTTTGGGTTGTCGATAATGTGTAAGATAGGATTGCATGTTCAACCTTTATTGCAGTTGAGTAACGCAAATCTTTTCCTGATAATGCCCTGTAATATGTAGATGTAGGCACGCCCGCATCTTTAAAAAAAGATAATAAAGACAGCCCTGTATTAGCACTGGCCTCATTAAGTTGTGATAAATAAGTTTTCATGACTTGAACATAATGCATAATTGCAGTATATACAAGTTAGAATGGTGCTACCTTTTGCATTAATATGCCATTCACAAGGAGAGATATAATGCACTATAACGCACTCAGTATTGCGGGTGATGCGGATTGGCCTTGTGCCCCTCCGCGGTTGGTGTTGTCTATAACCCACCAATTAAAATACAAAACATGGAAAGTAAAATGGAAACTTTTGAACAACGCGCCATTCGTGTATGGATGCGTACTGTCATGGAGGAGAAAGGCTGGACCGCCAATAAATGGGCGGTTCTAGCTGGGACTTCTCCATCTAATATTACAAGATTTTTGAAGGGCAGTAAATTTACGCCCTCGTCTGCAACTGTAGCAAAATTAGCTTATGTAGCAGGGTCACATCCCTCGTTATCACGCAACGAAATTACAAAAGCTAATGTAAATTCCGTCACTGTGTACGATACAAAAATGAATCGTTTAGGAGTTATATCAGTGTTCGGTGTGACAGGTTCAGTTAAGGCTTACAAATTAGATAAAGATTTTTTGTCGTGCGATATGATGGCAAAGGATATTATTGTTGTGCGTGATGACAAAACATTTAAAGCAAGTGATGTTGTTGCATTCACACATGATGATGAGATTGTGATCACAAAAGCTACAGATAAACAGTCTTTGTTTATGAGTTGTGATACAAATAATATTCTAAATAAAAAAGATATGAAATTGCTGGGTCGTGTCGTCCAGATTATTAAGAACCTCGACGACACTGATATTATTTAGACCCCACGGTTTACAGTCGCCATGGCATTTCTAACATCTCGAGCCATGCTTCGAAGCTGTTTTGCTTTTTCCGTGTGAGAATAGTCTTCATTGGAAAACTGTTCTTCGTGATACTCAGCAAGGTTTTCAAGATAAACAATCTCTTTGATGCAAAGTCTTTCAATCGTATTGATTGCTTTGCCGTAAGAGTTTTCAGACGTAATGCTAGGCGCACTGATTTGTAGCTCGTCCATCTTGGACCTCCTGATACTCACTATCTGATAATTGCTCAAACCTACGCATGGCATGCATGATGACATGGTTGTATTCATAAGAGCCTTCGCCAAAGATTTCGGCTGCGACATTCATGAACTCGTTAGGCCATAATGTATTGCCGAATGCGAGGCCAACTTCAGCAAGGTCAACACGGCTTACTTTAGCTGGTGATTGCAGAGCATTGAACATGCCCTGCTGTTGTGCGAGATGATTTGGTAACATTGGTTTCAGTTCCTATCCTGTTTGATTAAACGAATGTTAGTTGCTTGATTGCAGATGCAATCTGGTTCTCTCTCAGTCTGCGAGTGTTTGCAGGTGAGCGAGATTCATTAGTGTGCGTAGCCCATTCGGTCATGGTATTATACAGCGCCCACTTGTTCTGCCCGACATGAGCAGAATTGTGTTTCCAACCAGCCATCAATGCATCCAGCCGTTTGAAGTTATATTTCTGTTCGCTTGTGTTGTTCTTCACATCGCATATGGTTGTCTTGAAGAAACCTTCAGCTACAGGTGATGTGACAGGCATGCCCATCCACTGCTGATATTTTTCTTTTGAATTAAAGAAAGCATCCAGACCCAACTGTATCTTTGCGGCAGACGCTTCAACATTCACATGAGTGGTATGTTTAGCGACTGTCTTAGCTACAGTGTCAGGTGTTGTGCATCCATTAAGGCACCATAAACGCAAACCTTGTGCTTGCTGTGCAAACGACCAGCTTCCATCATAGCTATTGTAAAACACAACTTGAAAGTTGATGTGGTCATTCAACTCTGGTTCAATAACAAGGTCAGGAAAGTTGATAGTGCCGCGCATCTTCGCGCCATTATCAAAGACTTCTATATTGTGGGTGAAGTCTTTTGATATGTTGGCAGACGATAGCGCGTCAAACACAGAGTTTACAACGGTGTCGTGCTTGATAGCCTTATACTTAGAGCCATGCACACCGAGCATCTGATTGGTATCAGTACGCATGATGCCACGCGCCATTGATTGGGGCACTGAGATAAAGTTATTGTCATCCCCATAAAAATCGTCAGTTAGTAAGTCATCATAGGTTGCCCATAGGTCAACAGTTTCAACTGGAAAGTCCCAGTCATTTACAAGCACATCATCTGCTTTAATTAGTCCGTCCATTTCATTCTCCATTTGTTTAATTACATACTGCATTATTGCACATATTTGTATCTAAAGAAACAATTGATACTGCATTAGTGCATCTTTTTTTCTACAGCTATGAGCAAAGCCACCGCGAAATACATCTAGTCGAGGCATGGCAGGTTACAGCTACAAGCACACAAAAAGCCGCGATGGACAGGGTGTATCCAATCGCGGCTTCTCGGGGGAGGAATCTGCTGTTAAGAAAGAAGAGAGTGCAGCCTGGCTTTTAGCTAGGCTCCACTCTCGAGATGATGGCTTACGCCACCATCTTTGCTTTGCGTTCTTCCAGTAATTTCCGGCGCTGTTCTGGTGTTTGGGCTGACCGTTTGTTCGACGGTTTAGCTGTGAAGACATCACCTGTTAGTTGAAGGAAGGCTTCTTTAGCTGAAGCTATACGGTTGGTTATGAATGTTATGTCACATTCAGTCTCGAAGGAACGTTCTTCAATGTCGAGTACAAGGTCTTCATCGTAATGTGGGGAACCAATCACGCTATCGTATTTAGCTGTCATAAGCTGAACTGACTTGCCAAGTGATGCAAACTGTTGGTCGCTGATGTTAGCGCCTTTGATAGTTGCCAAATCGTCTGTCATTTGAGCAACGTCTTTTTCTTTCATGCCAAGCATCCACTCCATTTGTTCGACATCTTTGCGAATGATTGTTCTGTAGAGATATGGAGAGTTGTTGTGTGAAAGGGGGATATCACATGCGATACCCTGTGCGTATTTGTTTAGCTTCTGTGTCATATCAAGTTTCCTTTTGCTATGCGGGAGCCATTCCCCCGCGTTAAAAACCCGATCTTCCTAGCCCAAAGAAACGATATGCAAGGGTGAGCTTGCGAACCGAAGGGGTACCCTTGCAAATGGTTTCGGGCTAGGTAGCTTGAGGGTTTAGCGGGGGTGGTGAGTGCATCGCTAACTTGATTGACACTAGCTAAACACGCACAGGGTAAGAGCATGAGGTAGCCCCCGTCCTGTTAGCGTTGCCTTTGTGCGTTGACAGTGTGATTCTGTGAGTGACATATAGGGGGGGAATACAAGGGGGGGTTCTTGAATAGGTATGGATAGATGACTGATATAGCGACGAGGCAACCGACAGCCAAACAGAGAGCGTTAGTTGATGCGCTCGTAGCAAATGGCTGTAGCATCACAGAAGCGGCTGGTTTGGCTGGTTATGCCTCGGGTGAAAGCGGGAGAGTGACAGCCAGCAAGAGTTTGCGGCTGGCTCATGTGCAGGCATATATGATGCAGAGAGTGGCCGAGACTATGGGAGTGAGTGCTACGATAGCCGCCGCCAAGCTCGTGCAGTTAGCTCGTGGTGCCAAGAGTGAGTATGTGCAACTAGAAGCGAGCAAGGATATCCTAGACAGGGCTGGCTTCAAGGCACCAGAGCGACACATGCACATGCATGCTGGCGACATATCTGTGTCCATCGACTTATCGTAAGGGGGTGGGGGCCAAAAACCCAGCTTGCCATGCCCTCGACCCGCCTATCAGTCTTATTTTTGCCACAAAGGTTCGGTAGCATATTTGCATGAAAAAGATAGCTACCATCATTGTTTGTTTGTCGTTGTTTGTAAGCGTTGGTTTGTATCGCTTAAACGAGCTAAACAAGATACCTGTGCATGTTGATAATTATTCGACATACAATTTAGCAGAGATATATGTGCTTGGTGTGGTTATGTCTGCCCTCGCTTATCCTTTGTACCCAGAGATTGCTGTAGAGCATATGTCTCTTTACTCGCAAACAAAGCCAGTAAAGCACAGTAATTTTTTTATGCGCTCAAAGGTCGTTCAGAAAGCTATTGAAGATTATAGCAAGCCAGTCATGCTCTCATGGCACAGCAAGGACTATATGATTGGCAATAGCGAAGCTAGGGTAGCGCTTGCATTGAATGGTGCAGTGCTAACAAAGCATGATGACAATATCTTTATAGATGTTCCAATCAAATACCCACGCAACGCTCTTGTTGAATTGTTTCCTATGGTTAAGGTTCAAGAGGGTTTGTTCTGGGTGCTTCAGCAAAAGGGCTGGTATCATACTGGCACTATGAGGTGGACCCACACCACCTGATAGTTTGTGCGTTGAACAGTTAGATTCTTTTCTGCATTTATTTGCGTATGATTAGTCTAAACAACATGCTCACCCTTTTCACGCAAGGCGGCGCTTTATCAGAGCACTATGCATTTTATTTGCGTGGTATTTTGAACTCTGTCACCCCTACCTTTATTCGCCCCGATGTAGATAGATTGATAACAGAGAACGAAGTCTCTGGCGAATACATAGAAGCATTACGCATTGTAGCTGACAGGCTTGCTCCAAACTTACGAGAAGGTGAAACTGTATCGGTTGGATATAAGAATGTTCGTGATGCACTAGGTGATGTTGGTAATTACTACAAAGACTTTAACATTGATAGCATGGCTAAGAACATCAATAACACTTTAGGTAAGTTTGATATCACAATGAAAAATGGACAACGTATTGTTGACCATGACGCTTATGATTACCCCACTGAATTAGAAAATAGAATTCGCAAGGAAGAGGGGCGTAATGCAAATATAATTGATTACGTTAAGCAAGGTTATGAAATTGCAACAAATGATAAAGTGTACCCATCTTTAGGCAAAAAGATTCATTACGGCGCTCATCTTGTAGGTGAGTATTTAATGCCAGATACAGATGATGACAATCTCAAAGTACGCATTGTTATTCCTGATACGCCTACCGTTATAGCCACTGACTATGACGATGACATTCCAGAAACCGCAAGTAATTTTAGTTTCTTTGGTCCGATGACTACCTTGCGTAAGTCTATCTTTGATGCCTTTGTTTCTTCAGCCCAAGCATCAACAAACGATAATGTTGACCCAATATTGAAGAATGATTTGTCCACCTTTCGTGCGCTTCAAGTTGAAGGCAAGTCTCCCTTCCCTATGGATGGCAATGACGAAGAAGGCCGCATGAATGAAAAGCAAAGAGAAATAATGGAGGGTGATGCTTCTGTTAAGCAACCTTTATCTTCTTTTGGGCAGGCGTTTTCTAAAGCTCGGTCTGATGGATTAGAAACATTTACCTTCAAAGGTAAAGAATACACCACGGAAATAGCATGAGTAAGACACCAGCATGGACACGCAAGGCAGGAAAGAACCCATCAGGCGGGTTGAACGCCAAAGGGCGCGCATCGTACCGCACCAAGTCTGGCAAGAAGGGCAACCTCAAAGCGCCAGTCAAGGGCGGGGCAGACACACCGCAGAAGCTACGCCGCAAGGGGAGTTTTCTTGTTCGCATGGGGTCAGCCAAAGGTCCTCTAAAGGACGAGAAGGGCAGACCTACCAGACTGAAGAAATCATTAATAGCATGGGGTCACTCTGGTGATAAATCCTCTGCTGTAGCCAAGGGCAGACGATTACTTGCTCGTTATCAAGCCGCCAAGAAAAGGAAGAAGTAATGGCTGAAGAAAACATATCTAAAAAAGACTTTATCAAAAGAATGATAATGGCAAGCCCTGCTTACAAAGCACAGCAGAAAAAGAAAAAAGCTGCCGAGCCTGTTTCAAAAGATAAAGAAAAGATTGTTCGCCGTAAGAAGGAAGCACCTAAACAACCAACCCTTCTTTCCAGAAACAATAAGTCTCGCCGTGGTGGGCGTGGCGCTCGTTCACTTCTAAAAGGATAATGATATGCCGCAAGTAGGTAAGAAGAAGTTTCCATATACAGCCAAAGGCAAGGCCGCCGCTAAGAAAGCCGCCGCTAAAAAGCCAGCCGCAAATCAACCCGCCAAAGGGAAATACTCAAGAGGATACTAAGTCATGTTAGCAGAGCTTGCCGCAATCAATGCGGCGTTCGCAATCATAAAGCAAACGGTTGCGAATGGCTCTGACTTAGCAAAAGCAGGGGGCGCTATTGGTGACTTTGTATCTGCAAAAGACACACTCGAATCCCGTCATAGAAAAAAGAAAGCCTCACCTTTTGGTGATGAGCTTCAAGAATTTTTGGCACTGGACGAAGTGAAGCGTAAAGAAGATGAGCTACGCTCTTATATGAATTTGTATGGGCGCGCGGGCATCTGGAATGATTGGGTCAAGTTCCAAGGACAAGCCCGCGTTGCCCGCCAGAAAGCACAAGAGAAAGCCAAGCGTAGACGCGCTCACTTAATAGAAACAATCGGCATTGCCTCTTTGTGCGTTGCCTTCATTTGTTTGTTCTGTGCATTTGCATATTGGATAGCACTAAAGAAAAGGTGGCTGTAATGGCAGTAAATGCGGCTGGTAACTATACCAAACCTACAATGCGTAAAGCATTATTCAATCGTATTAAGGCTGGGAATAAAGGTGGTAGCTCTGGTCAATGGTCAGCGCGTAAAGCGCAGATGCTTGCCAAAGCGTATAAGGCTAAAGGTGGCGGCTACCGATGAAACCTTCACAGCGTTCATTGCGTAATTGGACAAAGCAGAAGTGGCGTACCAAGTCTGGCAAGCCCAGCACACAAGGCCCAAAGGCTACAGGTGAGCGATATCTGCCAGAAGCCGCTATTAAATCCCTCTCCTCTTCTGAATATGCCGCATCAACAGCCGCAAAACGCAAAGCTATTCGTGCAGGCAAACAACATTCCAAGCAACCCAAATCAATTGCAAAGAAGACAAAAGCACACAGATGACATTCCTACACACCATTAATAAAGATGAGCGCGCTATGTTGCGTACCATTGTTAAGAAAGTTCACCTTGCTTATCACCCAGAACAATTTCAAACAGACCGTGAAGCAGACAAAGTAATAGCTGTTATTGGCCCAGAGATTGTTGAACGTATGATTAAGTTCGGGAAAGATAACAAAGTTGACCAGCTTTAAATACAAACCTGATGGGCAAATATTAAAAGACTTTATGAAGAGCGATGTGTTCTTCCGTGGATTGCGCGGCCCTGTTGGGTCGGGCAAATCTGTATGTTGCTGTGTTGAATTATTTAGACGCGCCTTACAGCAAAAGAAAACAGAGAGTGGTGTTCGTAAATCTCGTTGGGCTGTTATCAGAAACACCAACCCACAGCTACGCACAACCACAATAAAGACATGGCTTGATTGGTTTCCAGAAGAAGAGTGGGGCAAGTTCTTATGGTCTGTTCCTTACACTCATCACATCAAACGCAGTGACTTAGATTTAGAAGTTATCTTTCTTGCCCTTGATAGGCCAGAAGATGTGAAGAAACTACTGTCATTAGAACTCACTGGCATTTGGATCAACGAAGCCAGAGAGATACCCAAGTCTATTATTGATGCCTGTACTATGCGTGTGGGGCGTTTCCCCTCTATGAAAGATGGGGGCTGTAGTTGGACAGGAGTAATAGCAGACACGAACGCGCCAGAAGAAGACCATTGGTGGCCCATCATGTCAGGCGAGATACCAGTGCCAGACCATATTCCAAAAGAAGAAGCAAGGATGTTAGTCAAGCCAGACAATTGGCAGTTCTTCACACAACCGCAAGGCATGAAAGAAACGAAGAACGAAGACGGCAATATAGAAGGATATGTTCCAAACGAGAGCGCAGAAAACTCAAAAAATATGAGAGCCGACTACTATCCGAATATCGTAATGGGCAAGACGAAAAGCTGGATAGACGTATATGTGATGAACCGCCTTGGGAGTATTAAAGATGGCAAACCCGTTTATGGCAATTTTGTTGCTGACATCCACGTATCGAAGGAAGAAATTCCGATTGCGGCAGGTGTGCCTGTTTATGTTGGCCTTGATTTTGGTCTTACCCCTGCTGGTGTTATAGCCCAGAAGGTAAGAGGCAGATGGTTGATACTGCAAGAGCTTGTCGCTTTTGATATGGGTATTGTCAGGTTTGCAGAATTATTGCGGCAAGAATTAGCCTCACGCTATTCAACCAATGAAGTTATAATCTTTGGCGACCCCGCAGGTGACTTCCGCGCACAGACAGATGAGACAACACCCTTTCAGATATTGCGGGGGGCTGGCCTTAGTGCGCGCCCTGCCCCATCCAATGATGTATCTTTAAGATTGGAATCTGTATCTGCACCTCTCAGCCGCATGGTTGATGGTCAGTCTGGTGTATTGATTGACTTTAGATGCCGTACAATTATCAAAGGATTTGAAGGCGGCTATCAATATCGCCGTATGCAAGTATCTGGTGAACGCTATGATGACAAGCCAGATAAGAACCACTTCTCTCACATTCATGATGCTGTTCAGTATCTAATGCTGGGTGCTGGTGAAGGCAGAGCCATCCTCAGTAATCAACAGCATGCTCCTAAACCATTTCAAGCCAGCACTAACTTCGATGTCTTCACCCGCAAACCTAAACAACGCAGACAAGGTTTATGGTCAAGAATGTAGTTTTGTGCGTTGTGGAGCATCTATGCATGCTCCTATAAGCAGGAGACAGTTAGGAGTTCTATATGTGTACTAGGTCCCCAAAGCCAGCAGGCCCACCGCCTTTGACAGCCGAAGAAAAAGCTGAACAGGAAGCTGCGAAGCAACGCGAAAAAGATGAGCGTGAAGCCGCCGAGCTTAAAGAGAAGCGCGAACAAGACGATGCGCGTGAGAAATCTTTAGAATCAAAAGTTAAGAAAGACCGTAAAGGAAGTGGCGCGCAATCATTGCTGTCTGGCGGTAAGGGCGGCATAGGTTATTTTGACGAGACGTTATAATGTCTCAGGTTAAAATGATGCTCGAAAAGTTTGAGCGCGCGAAAACAAAACGCGCCTCATTCGAATCTCTGTTTGATGAGTGCTACGAATATGCTCTTCCTATGCGGCAGGGTTTTTTCTATGAAGCTAACGGTCAGCGCAGAGATGATAAAATCTTTGATGAAACTGCTGTAGTCGGGGTGCAAGAGTTTGCGTCACGCCTACAGTCTGGCCTTGTTCCTAACTTTGCAAGATGGGCAGACTTTGTTGCTGGTTCTGAAGTGCCAGCAGAACAGAGTGACCAAGTTAATAATCAATTGGATGAAGTCACAGAATATGTATTTGAAGTTCTACAATCTTCTAATTTCGGGCAAGAGGTGCATGAATCATTTATGGATTTGGCTGTCGGAACAGGCGTGTTGCTTGTTGAAGAAGGTGACGCAATCAATCCAGTTCGCTTTAACGCGATACCGCTTCCGACTGTCGTACTTGACACAGGTGCAGATGATAAAATTGACCATGTATTTAGAGAGCGCAAGCTCAAAAATAGTGACATCCCTATTGCATTTGAACGAGCAAATATATCAGACCGTCTTGCTAGGGCTATCGAAACTCAGCCACAAGCTGAGTGCTCTATTCTCGAAGTAGTCTGCAAGAACTACGAAAAGAGAAACGAAGAGCGTTATGACTATTACGTTGTTGATAGAGAGAATGAAGAAGTCATTTTCTATGAGCAGTTTGTAGGCTCTGGCTCTAACCCATTTGTATGTTTCCGTTGGTCTAAAGCGAGTGGCGAAGTCTATGGACGCGGCCCACTTGTTAATGCATTGAGTGCAATCAAAACAACCAACCTAACAATTGAGTTGGTGTTAGAGAACGCACAGATGGCTATCTCAGGTATCTATCAGATGGACGATGACGGTGTTATGAACACCGATACAATCAACCTCGTTCCAGGGACTATCATTCCAAAAGCTATGGGGTCTATGGGTTTGCAACCTATCAAGGCGGCAGGTGACTTCAATGTTGCCAACCTTGTGCTTGGTGATATGCGTAACAATATCAAGCGCGCATTATACAATGATATGTTGGGCGACCCAAACAAAACACCTGCTACTGCCACAGAAGTTGCAGAACGTATGGCTGATTTATCACGCCGTATTGGCTCTGCTTTTGGCAGATTGCAAGCTGAGATGGTACAGCCCATTCTACAGCGAGTAGTTTATATCTTAAAGAAGCAAGGCCGGATTGATGTGCCAGTGCTGAATGGCAGAGAAGTGAAGATACGTTCTATCTCTCCACTAGCACAAGCACAGGCCAATCAGGACATCACATCTATTAATAGATATTTACAAATGGTAGGCGGCACATTCGGGCCAGAGATTTTAAACCTTCTTATCAAATCCGAAGATGTTGCTGTCTACCTAGCTAAGAAGTTTGGTGTGCCTGATTCATTAGTTCGTGATGGCGTTGAGCGAGAGCAGATAGCTATGGCGGCTCAACAATATCAACAAGCACAACAAAGAGGTGAAGTGCCTGATGTCGATGAATTTAGGTCTTGATGGATATCCACGCGGTAAAGAAGCAGACGAGAAAATATCACAAGATATAAACGCTCTGTTTAAAACACCAAACGGCAAACAAGTATTAAAATATTTACGTTCGATAACCATTGAAGCTGTCACTGGACCGAACGTATCTGACGCTGAACTCCGTCATTTAGAAGGACAGCGTTATTTAGTAGGGCTGATTGAGAGAAGAGCTAAACAATCAGAAAAGGTAAAGTAGCATGAATGAAGCAGATAATGTGGAGGTAGCTGTTGAAGCTACAGAAGCACCTGTAACTGAACGACCAGAATGGTTGCCAGAAAAGTTCAACACACCAGAAGATTTAGCATCTTCATATTCATCACTAGAAGCCAAACTCGGTAAGGGTGATGAAGAGTTACGACAGCAAATCTATCAAGAGTTAGAAACAAGTGCTCTTGAGAATAGACCTGCTACTGTTGGTGACTATCAAATTCCAGAAACAATCGAAGCTGAAACGGCTATAGAGAATCCGTTATTCAAATGGTGGGCTGACCACTCTTTTGAGAATGGCTATAGCCAAGATGAATTTGAAGATGGCATTGGAAGATATGCTGAGTTCATTGCATCTACACAGCCTGATTTGGAAGCTGAACGCTCAAACCTTGGTGATAATGCTGATGCTCGTATTGAGGCAGTTGATTTATGGGCTAATAAATTCTTCCCAGATGAAATGTCTGATGCTGTTCTGCAAATAGGGCAGACATCAAAAGGCATTGAAGCGTTAGAATTCATTATGTCTAAAGTTGGCTCTGCGTCTGTTAGTGCTGATTCCACACCATTGTCTTCTAATAACCAAGACCAGTTAGCGACAATGATGAATGATGAGCGTTACTGGAACCCAGCTAAGAGAGATGCCGGATATGTCAAAAAAGTCCAAGAAGGATTTTCCCGCCTCTACAAGTGAGGCGTTTCACCATGATGGTGATGTAAAGATAGTCAAAGCTACATCTGAGCATGCTGGCTATTTGCAACATCACTTACGGCAATCTGATGTACGAGAGTGCATGATATATGGAGCAACGCCTTGGCGGGCGTTGCACATGCCTTTTAAAGACAAGAACGCTATGATTTATACAGGCCTCTATAAAGATGAGCCTGCTTGTATGTTTGGCGTATCACCCTTTGATGACATTAAAGATATATATGGCGGCTCTATATGGATGCTTGCCTCACATACAATTGAAGAACAGCCAAGAAAGTTCTTAAGCGCATCTAAAAAGATGTGTGATTTCATGGTGGATTCTTTTGATTATGTCGAGAATGTGGTGCCTGTAGACCATGAGAGAACAATACGCTGGCTCGATTGGTTGGGCTTTCAATTTTCAACTCAGCCTGTAACCGTAAATGGTTATCAATGCTACCGTTTTGTGCGTTGTGCAAAATCCTTAGAAGTGACATTTGAACTATAACAGCCTGTTTCTATCTGCCAGCCCACTTGGATAACTGATTAAGGTGACGAAACGGACAACTGTGTTGAAATGTAACTCTTCTTAAAGGACTGATGATAATGGCAAATACAATTGATGTAGCCTTCATTAAGCAGTTTGAGACTGAAGTTCACATGGCTTATCAGCGCATGGGGTCTAAGCTCCGCAATACAGTGCGTACTGTTGGTAATGTCCGTGGTAGCGTTGTTCGCTTTCAGAAAATCGGTACTGGCTCTGCTTCAACTAAAACTCGTAACGGCGATGTAACTGCAATGGAACTGGTCCACACAAATGTGGAAGCAACCATGGCTGATTTCTATGCGGCTGAATATATTGATAAGCTGGATGAAATCAAAACAAACATCGATGAGCGTCAAGCTGTAGCACAATCTGCGGCGGCGGCTCTTGGTCGTAAAACTGATGAAATCTTATATGCGGCAATGGATGCTGGCGCTAACGCAACACAGATTCACGATACTGCTTCTGCTGTTGAAAAGGCCCAACTCTTAGAACTCTTTGAGACATTCGGTTCAGCTAACATTCCTGAAGATGGCAATCGCTATTTGGCGATGCACCCTAAAGGATATGCTGACCTGTTTAACATCAATGAGTTTGCATCTTCTGACTTTGTTGGTGAGCAAAATCTTCCGTTTGCTGGCGGCATGACAATGAAGGAATTCCTTGGCTTCAAGATTTTCTCAACGTCAGCCATCACTGCTGGTAAGAACATGGCTTATCACACATCTTCTATTGGCCTCGGAATCAACTCCGATGTGTCAACAGAAATCAACTATGTGCCGCAGAAAGCGTCACATCTTGCAACATCAATGATGTCCATGGGCGCGACTGTTATCGATGATAACGGTGTCTATGAAGTCCTTGATAGCAACACATAAGGAAGTGGGGGGCTTCGGCCCCCCGCACCACTGATGTCGTCAGCCGCTAACTCAGATATTGATATTGCATCACGCGCCCTTATCCTTATAGGCGCTGAACCAATTACTTCGTTTTCTTCTGATACGACTGAAGCTCTTGTAGCTTCAAATTTGTATGAGGATATCGTTCGCACCGCTTTATGTAATACACGCTGGCGGTTCGCAACAAATCAGTTTGTGATGAACAGATTGTCTGACAGCCCTACTGGACGTTTTACATCTGCATATCAAATACCATCTGATAATCTTATGGTGCATGCTGTTACTGTTGATGACCTTATTGTTGAATACACATTGTATGGCGACAAAATATTCTGTGATGTAAGTGAGACATCACAAGTTGTTGTTGATTACACCTTCCGCGCATTAGAGCAGAACTTCCCAAGCTATTTTACATTAGCTGTGCAATACGCTCTTGCTTCTAGCTTTGCTATCTCAATTGCTAGAGACGAACAGCTTGCACAGATATTGGATCGTAAATCGATGCAACTGATGCAACAAGCAAAGACACTTGATTCACAACAGCAGACAACACGCAAACTGACAACATCGAGGTTTATTGTTGAAAGGAGAAGTTAATGGCAAGAATAAGAGTGCCGCTGAATAACTTCTCTTTCGGTGAAATCAGTCCTTCGCTTACCTCTCGCACCGATAGTCAAGTCTATCAAAATGCCGCCGAAAGCGTTAAAAATTTCTTTATTAGAGCAGAAGGTGGGGTGATTAAACGCCCTGCCTCTAAACATTTATATGCCTTTGCTGACGTTTATGATGCGTCTCTTACACAGCAGATACGCATTGAGCCATTTATATTCTCTGATGATGAGAAATATATTGTTGCCTTTCGTGATGGCAATATTGATACATTCTTTATCCACCCCACAACTGGCGTTGTATCATTCAGCGCCACTGTTGCGTTTAGTGAGATAACGAATGCGCGCATAAACCAAATTACATTTACACAAGCAGGCGACTTTATGTTCCTGTGTCATGCAGACTTCTTCCCTGTCATCTTAAAACGGACAGGATTAAACTCATTTGTCAGGCAAGTGTTTGCGTTTGATACATCACTTGATGGCAACCGTATATTCCAGCCTTATTATAATTTCCAAGGCAATGGGGTAACACTCACAACCTCTGCGGCATCTGGCAATGGTCGCACTCTTACTACGAGTGCTGACTATTTTGATGCAGGCATGATTGGCACAAGATTATTGGTAAGTGATACTGAGATTGTCATTACGGCAGTCACAAACCCGACAACAGCTACAGGCAATATCAAAGGCACTATTCGTAAGCAGTTAGATTTTGATGCGTTAGAAACAAAAGATGACAGCAACAAGGTAGAGATAATCCACCCGCAACATGGTTTATCTGCTGGCGCAACAATTGTTATTGCTGAAGCTGGTACTGTTGGCGGTATTTCACAAGGCAATATCAACGGCACACGCACTATTCACCGCATTATTGATGAGAATAAATATCAATTTACGGCAGGTGCGGCGGCTACTGGCGGCGCGATAGGTGGTGGCTCTCCTACTGTGCAGTCAAACGCGGCGACATCACAATGGTATGAGCAAGCCTATTCTACATATAGAGGGTTTCCGGCGGCTATTACATTCCATGAGAACCGTTTGTGGTTTGCTGGCACAGCATCACAGCCTGACGGTATCTGGTCATCTAAGACTGGATTGTATTTTGATTTTGATACTGATGATGGTTCTGACACAGATGCTATCGACCTTGATGCAACGGCTGGTGTAACCAATCAAATACGCCATCTTGTTTCAAACAGAGACTTGCAGGTGTTTGCATCGCAAGGTGAGTTCTTTATTCCAAGCTCAACCACAGCGCCGCTGACACCATCTAATGCTAAAGTCTCAGCACAAACGCCATTTGGTACAGGCTTTGTAAGACCGCAATCAATTGATGGTGCAACTTTGTTTGTTCAATCTACTGGCTCTGCTGTTAGAGAGTTTGTTTTTTCGGATTCAGAAGGTGCGTATGTAGGTGGGCAGGTATCATTGCTGTCATCACATTTAGTGCGTGACCCAAAGCAATTAGCTGTTGTTAAAGGCTCATTGGACCGTTCTGGCGCTTATGGGTTCTTCTTAAATGATGATGGTAAGATAGCTGTTTATTATTCTATTCGTGCAGAGAAGCGTCTGGGCTGGATGAATTGGGATACAGATGGAAAGATTATATCGATAGCGTCAACTGACAATGCTTTGTTTGCTGTTGTTGCTAGGGACCAAGGCGATGGCACAACCAAATTATTCTTAGAGCAGTTCGATACAGCTTTTCATCTTGATAGCGGTGTTAATCTTACAGGTAGTGCTGGTGTATTTACGAAGCCAGCACATCTTGTCGATGGCGCTGTTGTAGATGTAATTGATGGCACAGAATATTTAGGCGCATTTACAATAGCCAATGGTGAGATTGATGTGTCTGCTGTTAGTGCTTCAACAGCTATTCAAGTGGGCTTTAAGTTTGTTCCAGAGTTGAGAACATTACCGATTGATGCGGCTGTGCAAGGTGGCCCGCTTACAGCCCGCAGGCGTAAGTTATCTTTGGTTGATTTAGATTTGAATGAAACGCTGTCTGTATCAGTCAATGGCACAAACATGGTTGTGCGGAATGTAAATTTTGATCCATCACAGCCGCGTGAGAAACAAACAGGAAAGAAAGAGTTTCGTCCGTTGGGGTATAGCAAAGACCCTCGCGTGACAATATCGCAGTCTGCTCCACTTGATTTGCAAATCAATGGGCTTGTTATAGAGGTAGCATTCTAATGAGTTTTCAAATTGGCATGATGGCGTTTAGCGCCTTCACACAAATGCAAGGTATTCAGTCACAAAAAAGAGCAGAGCAAGCGCGCGCTAATTCACTAGAGCGTCAGTCTTATGATGAAATGAAGCGCTCTCAGCTTGGCGCACAGCAAGACCATAATGACCGCATTGCCGCTTTCCGTGACTATGAAGAATCTGTTGTGCTTGCAAGTGGCGGCAGAAACGATAGGTCAATCACTGCAATAACAGAAAGCGCTAGAAATAAAAGCGTGGATGCCCTTCAGCGTTCATCAATTAGGTTTGCTGGTCAGCAGGCTAAATCTGCCATGCAGGGTGACAATGCCCGCATGGACAGGGCTTATGCATCCATTAATGCGCGCAATAAATCTGTCGGTCTGATGATGCAGACAGGCATGAGAATGTATCAGGTGACATAATGAAGATACAAAAGTTTAATCCAAAGTCTCCGCTTACAGCACAGATAGGTGTTGTTCAACCATCAAATGCAGCTGTACGTTCTGCTCAACAGCAACAGCAAACTGCATCTCAATTAGGCCAGATGGCCTTTAGAATGGCTGTGCAAGAGCAACAGGATGTCGGCAGGGAGTACGCTGTTAATCTTGTAACGCGCGATGAAAAAACAGGTAGGATTGAATATCAGGAGATACCTGATGCGATGTCTCCGACTGCGCGCCGTACAGCACAGCCGCTTATAGATACAAAATATCAAAACTCATTAAAAGCAGACTTGCTTGCAAAGGGTAAGTTAAAGCGCACTAACGAAGATGGCAGTTCAGCTAATTTTGAAGTTTATAAAACAGCTATGGAATCATATATTGCTGAAACAGCAAAGCTGAATCCAAGATATGCTGGCTTTATTAATGAGATTGGCGGCGCTGTAGCGGCGCAACATGCAACCGACATTCAGATTAAATCTTATGAAGCGGCTATGGCGCTCGATAAGCGCACAAGAAAAAAATATTTTAACAATGAAGCTATACCTGCATTGCGCGCCACATCTGCATCTTCAAGTGGTGATACGCCATCATTTGATAATGATGCTGATGGTGTGGGTGATACGATTGCTGACCAATTATATAGGAATATTTTAGCAGACATTGATGATTATGCCTTAGAGCATAAGCTAGATGCAGAAGAAGAAAATAAATTATTGCAAAGCGCTAAGATGGCGCGCTATGGCGGTCAGATAGATAGAATGACTGCTGTTGTTTCTGCACTTGCAGAAAGCCAAAGCCCAGATAATCCATTTAATTTAGAATCTGCTTATCTTAATGCGATAGCAAACGCATTGGATAATCCAACTTCATTAGCCGCACAGCCACCAGCAATGCAAGAGGCGCTTGCTGAAATTGGATTTACATCAGAGTTCTTAGAACAAAATGATATGTACGATGTGCGCGATAAATTATCAAATGAGGTATCTAAGTTTCAAGGAAGGAGAAAAGAGGAGGCTGAAAATTATGCCAATCGAATACGGCAACAGGAAACCGAATATGATATAAGCGTCGGCGCTGTGTTAAGCCAGAAGCAAGCTAATGATTATTTTACACAAGTTCTTGGTGTTAAAGATGGCTATGACCTTCTTAACAACCTTGACCAGATAATGTCAGACACAGAAGGGGCTGGTTATCAAATTATTATGGGTCGCGGCCCCTTGCCTGAACCTGTAGTAGAAATTTTTACAGACCAAAGCATTATTGATTTAGTTGGCGCAGAAAAAAAACTAACAAAATTAGTAGAATTATATCGCAATGTCACAAATGATGGCGCGTCATCCATGTCTCGCGGCATGACACAAGAAGCCATAACAAACATGGAAGAGATTAGTGCTTATAATGCTGGCATAGTAACCATGCCGTTTGAACAGTTTCAAACCAGACGAAGAGACTATATGGCAATACCACTAAATATTCGTAACGATAATTTAAAAGCCGCATTAGGCGATGACCAATCGTTAGGGCAGTTTGTACGGCGATATTTAGACCTTGATGATGATGCAACAGGGCAAGAGATTACTCACTTTATGAAGGTAACGCCGATGTTGCTTTATTATCATGGTGAGGAAAAAACAAAAAAGATATTAAGAGAATCCGCTGACAGAGTGTTTGCTGAATCAGATTTTATTTATGCGCGTGAAGGTGACAGCACACGCGGTATGTATTCACCAGAAGTGCGTTATGGCAATTACTTTCCTACCTTCCGCACCAGTGTCGATTTGAAATTAGCAACAATAGATGGAAATTTTGCTTTAGGCAAAACGCATTCGCTTCTTGCAACAGGACAGGGCGGCGCGAACCTTCCTATTTATATCGTTGTTGATAAAGAAACAGGACATCAAGTTATTCATAATGGCGCACCAATGATGGTTGGCGGTAATGCTGTAAGGGCTGAAATGCAATCAGACCATCGTATGCGCCGCAATAAGGAGAAAGCGCAACTTCGTGATGCAGAATTCAGATTAAATAGCAATAGACAAAGATATGAAAACCCAGAGTACAAATCTTTTAAATTTGCACATGAACAGAATGAACAGCAATGATTGAGTTAGAGCCAAACCCCCGCCCTTACTTACAGTCTATTCCGTCTGAAATGCAGTTACAAACTGACAGCGGTTGGTGGGATGGCTTCAAAGCGAATGTTGCCTATAACAATATGCCAATGATTGAGAGTGGGCATGAAGCATATCTGTTTGGTAGCATTGTTAAAGACCCATCATTTAGTGTTGCCGATAATATAAAAGATGAGTACCTGCCCTATTGGGATGATTTGGTGCGCGCTAAGAATATGGATCACCTCCGTTTCTTAGAGAACCGTGTAGATAAAGTCATTGAACGTAGAGAAATTATGGCAGGTGCACACTGGTCAACAGCTATTGCTGGCGGCATTGCTGACCCATTATTTCTTACAGCTTTTGTGCCTGCTCTTAACGCTGTTAATTTAGGCAAGACAGTCTTTCAAGGCGCTACTCGTTTAGGCGCAGTTGGCGGCGCTTATGGTATTGCGTCTGAGGCCCGTAGAGCGCCGTTTGCTGTAGCAGACGAGGACTATGAGGCGGCATGGAACATAGGCACTGCAACGGCTTTGAGCGCTGTTACAGGCGGTATTCTGAAAGGGGTTCCAAATGCAGCGCCTTTTATAAAATCATCTACAAAAAAAGCCTGGCTAAAAGCACAAGGAAAACCTTTTAATCACATGGTTGATGAAGGCAAAGAAGGGCTGAATGTCGGCACAGATAACGCATTTGATTCTAAGATAGAGAATCCATTTGGCTCACCGCTTCAACGGCTGGTATTAGACAATAAAAAAGTACCGCAATTTATAAAAGAATATGCAATCAAGATGAATGGTAATTCATCTATCTCGCTTGTAGGTACGGCTGACCAAGCTATTCCTCCATCTGTTGGACAACGCTCTGCTGTTTATGATGGCAGAGCTAGGAAAATGGAAGAAACATTGCGTGATTTGCATAAGCAACATGCAACAAATGGTCGGCAACAAAAAGCAAGACAGTTTATGGGCGCTTATACAGCAGACTTTAACCCATTTAATCAAGATTTTGATGAGTTTCTTGAAGATTTAATTACAAAATATATTCAATCAACATCACCAAGCGCACAGCGCAAGGCTCTTGAGGGGCTAAGTGACCAGCAAAAGCAGGGCTTTACAGCTATTAAAGAGTTCTTTGATGAGTTTGATGGTGACATGCGAGAGGTTGGATTACTCAAAGATGATGCCGCAATCAAGCTAGAGATAGAAGCACTCACCGCAAAGATTGAAAAGAAGACAGGTGTATCAGCAAATATAGAAGCATCTGCTCGTAAAGGCGGCGGTACAACTGCAAAGCAAGGCGGCAAGCTCACAGATATTGATGATGAGGTAGGCGCATTACGCAAACGCATTGTTGATTTGGAAGATGCATTGCAGTCACCAACACGCAAAGGCTATGTGTTTTCTATCTATTACGACAAGTTGAAGTTGAAAGACCCTGCGGAAGCCGCGCGATTTAAAGAGATATTTACAACACATTACACAAACAAAGGACTGCCTGATCCAAAGCAAAGCGCAGACAATACATATAACACCATCATGGAAATGGATGCAGATGATTTAATTGATGCGCGTCCAGCAGGCATTGCAGGTAATTCTAAACATTTAAAACACCGCAAGACAGACATTGATGAGCATCTTATCAATGACTTCATGGTGAAAAATATGGATGTGTTCTACACCTACGCTAATCGTGCTGGTAAGAAGATTGAGTTTCAGCGCGCTTATGATGGTAAGACAATCGATGAGTTAATAGAAGAAATTGATAAAGGATTACGCAAAGCAAAGTTTGCTGATGAAGATATAGCGCAGATTCGTTCTGCATTTTATGGCGACCATGACCGTCTTATGGGTGCATTGATTAGAAGTCCTGATAGATTAGATAATCAGCTGTCAAAGTTTTCTAAGTTTATGTCTGGCATTACCTATCTTGGTGGCGCCGGTATTTCTGCTGTTACTGACATAGCCACAATTTCTTTCGCTCATGGGTTAAAGCCAACATTAAAAGCTGGTGTTGCAATGTTAAATGCAAACACACGCAATGCTACTTTCAAGCAAGCAAGGGAAGCTGGTACTGCGCTCGATATGGCGCGCAACATAGCACAGCGAAAGATATTAGGAGATTCTTTGCGTAGTGTTCAGCCGAACAAGCTCGAGCGAACACAAGAGATAGGCTCTCGTTTCTTTTATACGGCTAACTTTCTTGGTCCGATTACCACAACTTACAAAGTATTAGACCAAATATTAGTGAATGATAAATTCATACGGCTTAGTAAGAAGTTAGCTGATGGTACAATTGATGCGCGTGATAAAGAATATTTATTCCGTTATGGCATTGATGAAGAATTGGCTGCTTACATAAATAAGATGCCAACAGAGCGCGCTGAAGCTGACGACTTCATGCTTGCTAATACAGATGCATGGCCTCGTAAGACACCCAAAGACCGTGAGATGATACGCAGATATCAAGCGGCAACTAATGCTCACGCTGATAATGCTGTTGTTATGGGCACAGCTTTTGACCGCCCTCTTATTATGGATGGCGTTACTTACATTAAAGATAATGCTTACACACAAGCTATGCGTAAGCAGTTTCCAAAACTATATGAGATTGATGAGAAAGCATCGACTGCACAAACAAAGATGGTGCGTCTTGAATCTGGCACAATGACCCTGCCCTTCACCTTTATGAATTTTGCGTTTGGTGCAAACAATAAAATCTTAGGTGCAATGCGTGACCCTGCCCGCAAACATAGAATGCAAGGTGCTATCTCATTGATGGCAATGTCTTACATTACGTTAGAGATAAAAGACCGCTATTGGTGGCGGCAGGCAAAAGATAATTGGACTGATTCACCTGACATGATAGCGCGCTTGGTAGACCATTCTGGTTTAACTGGCATCTATTCTGACCTTGGTTATTTAGGGCTTTCTATGGCGGCTAATTTCTCTGATAGCCCAGAAGATTTTGTTATCTCACCACGTTATTTAAATCCAGACAGGAAGCAAAGATTTGCAGATGGTTTAACTGAACCATTTGGCGCTCCTGTTGGGTTAGGACTTTCTTACTTCAGAGCCACGCGTTCATTTCTTGATGGCGACTTTAATGAAGGAAGCAAAGAATTATTTTATAGCTCACCATTTGTAGGGTTGCCGCTTATTCGTGATGATATGCGTGACCTTGTACTTGGATCAAGACGATAATAATGTGCGTTGATACCTGCATTTATGCATGATAGGGGAACAGAATGACAATTAGTTTAACAGATAATTCACCAAGAATAGCAGTTGATTTTGGCTCTGTAACACTGGGCCAAACTCATAAGAGCTTTACTGTGAGCTTTGAGTTCTTCGATGCGGCTGACTTGAATGTATATATCAATGGTACATTAAAGACATTAACAACTCATTACACTGTAACAGGCGGCAATGGTTCTACTGGCACAATTTCTCTTTCAACAGCAGGCACATCTGTTACAGATAAAGTTGTTATCACAAGAGATATTGCATTAGCTAGAACGACAGATTTTCCAACATCAGGCCCATTTGATGTTACGTCATTAAACTTAGAATTAGATAAATTCATTGCTATCTCTGCTGATTTGAAAGACCAAGCTAGTCGCGCCTTACAGCTAACAGACTTTGATGTTAATGCTAATCTAACATTGCCTGCCTTAGATGACCGTAAAGGCAGAGTGCTTGCATTTAATTCTACCACTGGTGAATCTGAAGCTGGGCCTAGCATTGGTAATGTTTCAAGCATATCAGCAATAACAGCAGACATTAGTACATTAGCTGATATTGAAGATGGAACGGATGCTACAGATGCGATCCAAACCGTTGCAGGTATATCTGGCAACGTTACTACGGTGGCTGGCGTCGCGGCTAATGTAACTACTGTTGCTGGGATATCTGGCAATGTTACAGCGGTTGCTGGTGATGAAGCAGACATTGGAACTGTTGCAACAAATATTGCTAACGTAAACACTGTGGCTGGTATAGACGGTAATGTAACTACGGTTGCTGGAATACAGGCTAATGTTACTACTGTTGCTGGCATACAAGCTAACGTAACTACAGTTGCAAGCAATGATGCAAATGTTACGGCTGTTGCTGGTAATGCCGTAAACATTAACACTGTTGCTGGTCAGACTACTAACTTACAGAACGTAACCAACAATTTAACAGCTATTCAAAATGCAGCGCAGAATGCATCAAACGCATCTGCTGATGCGATAGCGGCGGCGGCTAGTGCTTCTGCGGCGGCAAACTCATTCGATGACTTTGACGACAAATACTTAGGCTCAAAGGCTCTGGCGGCTGACGCAAATCCAACAGTGGACAATGATGGCAATGCATTAGTTACAGGTACGCTTTATTTCAATCAGTCTGCAAACGAAATGCGGGTCTACGATGGTGGCTCATGGATTGCCGCATCTTCTGCTGGCGGTGCATCTCTTCTTGAATATAAATACACAGCTACGGCTGGTCAGGTTACATTTACTGGTTCTGATGATGCGAGTAATATTCTCAGCTACACAGTTTCTAATCTTATTGTAATCTTAAACGGTGTTATTCTTGAAAATGGTGGAGATTATACAGCCACTAACGGCTCAAGCATAGTGCTTACAACTGGTGCGACTGTAAATGATGAGCTAAACATCATAGCATTTAAGTCATTCACTGTGGCTGACATGGTTAGCAAAACTAACGGTGGTACTTTCGGTGGTAACGTAGACTTTGGTGCTGGCATTGATGTTACAGGAAACATTACAGTTACAGGTACAGTTGATGGTCGTGATGTAGCGGCTGATGGCACAAAGCTAGACGCTATAGAGGCTTCAGCAGACGTAACTGACACTGCAAACGTGACTTCTGCTGGTGCATTAATGACAAGCGGCGGAACTCTTACTGGTGCGCTTAACTTTGGTACATCTAAATGGAGCATCGAATTAGACGCAGGGGATAACGACCTAAACTTTAAGTATAACGGAACGACTGTATTCAAACTGGCAAGCAATGGGGCGGTAACATCTGCAAATGACGTTACAGCGTTTGGCTCTCCGTAATGGCGTTGCAAGGTAGTGGCGCAATTACCCTATCGAATATTCAGACTGAGTTCGGTGGGTCTAACCCTATTTCACTTAGCGAATACTATGATGCTTCATCGGGAATACCTGCAAGCGGTGAGATAGATATATCTGATTTCTACGGAGCATCAGCGGCTATTACTGTTGAATATATGCTTATCGCTGGTGGCGGTGGTGGTGCTTTTTATGGGGGTGCTGGGGGCGGTGCTGGTGGACTTTTATCTGGTTCATTTGATATTGCCAGTGGCGTATCCAAAGCCATCACTATCGGGGCTGGTGGTACTTCTTTTGTAGCCGCTAATAACTCCAACAATCACGGCGCTAATGGTACTAACTCAGTAATCGCAGGTGTTGGCACAGCCATTCGTGGCGGTGGTGGCGCAGGTGGTTTGAACTCAGGACGCAATGGACGTTCGGGGGGTTCTGGTGGCGGTGGACAAGGCCATCCGGGAACGGGTTCTGGGGGTGCTGGAACTTCTGGACAGGGCAATCGTGGCGGGAACGTAGTGAATGACTACCACGGCGGAGGCGGTGGGGGAGCAACTCAAGTCGGCGCAGGTGGAAACAATCCCAACGGCGGTAATGGCTCATCAGCTTTCTCAGCTTGGGGTGCGGCTACATCTTCTGGTGAAAACATCGGTGGCACTCGCTGGTTTGCAGGTGGCGGCGGCGGTTATAACCGAGATGCTACACACGGCGTAGGCGGTAAAGGCGGTGGGGGAGATTATGGCTCAAACTCTAACGGCATTAATGGCACAGGTGGCGGAGCAGGTGGTGATGGTGGAAACACGAAATCTGGCGGCAACGGTATTTGCCTGTTGAGATACGCAGGTTCACAGGTTTGCTCTGGCGGAACGGTCTATAGTTCGGGCGGTTATACCTACCACAAATTCACATCATCCGGCACATTTACAGGATAGGCTATGGGATATTATGCAAAAGTTATCAACGGCACTGTTGAGGAAGTAATTGTAGCTGACCAAGACTTTATTAATACGCTTCCAGAAGAAGAAGATTGGAAGGCTTGTATTGAACTTACAGGTAACGGCTTTGTCTACGACTATACAGACCAAGCCTTTTACCCACCACAACCGTGGCCTTCTTGGACGCTTAACAAAACACTGCGTGAGTATGAACCTCCAGTGCCATTCCCTGATGACTTTAGCCTTATGGCTTATCATTGGGATGAAGATAATCTCCAATTTTTGAGGACAAATATATGACAAAAGCAAGAGATATGGCAGATATTGTAGGCGGTGGCTTTGCCATTCCGTCAACATCGCTTGGCAACGCTGTGCCAGCAGATGGTTCGATAACTTCTGCGAAACTGGCTGTTGATGCTATTACTCCGTCTGCGCTTCCAGATGAGCTAGTCGTAAGCGATACGTCACCACAGCTTGGAGCTACGCTAGACACGAATGGACACGCTATTCAGTTTGGTACATCTGCTTGGACTATCGAACTTGATACAGGCGATAACGACCTTCTATTCAAATACAATGGAACAGCAGTCTACAAGTTAGCATCTAACGGAGCAGTCACTTCGGCAAACAATATGACTGCCTTTGGTTCAGTCTAATGGCTTTACAGGGTAGTGGCGCAATCAGTTTCGCCAATATACAAACTGAGTTCGGTGGCTCTAACCCAATAGGTATAAATGAGTATTACAGAAATGGTGCTAACGTAACTGGCAATAACACCAGCGTTCCTACGTCTGGTACGATAGACATGGCTGACTTCTATGGCACTTCGCTATTACAGCCTTATGAAACGACAGACCTGTTTGGTGATAACTCTGGTGTGTTCTTATTCAGACTGAACAACACCACAGCAGAAGCACAAGGCAATGCAGGGGCTATGTCTGCGTTTGGTGGTAGTGGAAGTATTAACTATTCTACTGATACACCCAATAGCAGTAAAATCAGCCACAGCTTTAATCACCTCACAAACGGTAGGTCATTGCGAACAACAAATACTGGTTCTGTCAACGATAGTTCGTTCACGATATCAATGTGGATGAAGAGTGCTTTCCACGGCAGTAATGATTTTGCGATGTTTCAGTTTGACGATGGAAGTAATGTGAATGGTAGCTGGTTTGGCAAGGCCAACCACGGTGCTGAAGTAGGTTATTTCCCAAGAAACACCAGCGGCGGTGGTGGTTTTAATAGAATGTCTAATTCTTCTAGTCAGCTTTTATTAAACAACACATGGCAACACTTTATGTTTACCGTCAACGGGTCTGGTAATAGTTCTAATTTTTATATTGATAATGGTTTGCGAGGCAAAACCGTAGGTTCAAACACCCCACCAGAAACAGAATCTAAATTCTTACTTGGTATTCGCCGTGATTCAAATGCAGGTCAGCGTAAGAACTGGAAGGTGTGTCAAGTTCGCCTATTCAACAAAGTGCTTAGTTCTTCTGAGAGAAGCACAGTTTATAATGAATTGCTTTAGGAGAACGTCATGACAGAAACATATGAATGGGATTATTGTCATCAATGTGAACATCAGACAGTGTTTTGCAAAACGTGCAGTGCTTCTGTTTGCTTTTACTTAGACGCTGACAACGAAGACTTTACTTGTGATGCCACTTGTCCAGCTAGAGTAGCTTATGCGGCAGGGCAAGACTGATGAAGGATGCACACACAGACATAGCTATTGCAGGCGGCGGCATCTCTGCTCCTCTTTGGTTGCCTGCTCTTAATGAGTGGATCGCATTAGTTCTTGGTGTGCTTTCTATCTTATATGTATTGCGTAAGCTATTAAAGTAGTTACAAAATGTGCGTTTTGTAATGCACTAATGCAGTATAGTGTAACACCATGTTACCTTTATTAGTCAAAGCAGTAGCCGGTATAGCTGGCTCATGGGTTGAATCCAAAGTCGAAACAGCCAAAGCTAAAACTGCTGTTGCCAAGCGGGTTGCCGCTGGTGAACAGGAGTGGAATCTTGAACAAGCAAAGAATAGTAACCAATCGTGGAAAGACGAATGGCTTACTGTGCTTGTATCTATCCCCCTCATCTTAGCCTTCACAGGGCATGAAGACATTGTTGAGCGTGGCTTTAATGCGCTTGAAGCAATGCCGGATTTTTATAAGACAGCGGTTGGCGTGGTGTTTGCCGCTAGCTTTGGTGTGCAACAATTAACAAAGATGTTTAAGAAATGAACAAATCAGAATTTGCAGCTTTAGTTGCAAAACATGAAGGCCTTCGGCTGGATATGTATATGGATACTGTGGGTGTGCCGACAGTTGGTTATGGTCACAACATGCAACAGCCTATCTCAGAGAGGGCGGCGCTTGTTATCTTAGAAGATGACATTGAGATTGTGCTCAATGAATTAGATGAACGCATGGAATGGTGGAGAGATTTACCAGAAGAGGCGATGAAGGTCGTAGCTTCTATGGTGTTTAATCTAGGCTGGCCCCGCTTCTCTCGCTTTAAGAAATTTATATCTGCACTCGAAGACCGTGACTATGAACGTGCGGCTCTTGAGATGGAAGACAGCTTATGGTTTCAGCAGATTAAAACACGCGGCCCCGAACTGAAACAGATGATGTTAGATAGTCATGACTAAAACAATTGAAGTTAAAGAGAATGATAACAGAATAGCCATAGAATTTTATAATGAACATGGCAGTATTCAAGCAGGTGCAGATGCATTAGGCATTTCTAAATCAGAGTTTCATCGCCGCTTACAGCAAGGCAAACGTGATACATACGTTCTGCCTGAGATACCGCAAGATGATATGCCTGTCGAAGAGATAGTCGAGCATCTTCATTCTCGTTTTAAGATAAGAAAAAACCATAGAGAAGAGACACGCTGGCACGATATTAAGATGAAGAGCGATGACCCTATCGCCCTACTCTGGCTTGGCGACCCACACATCGATGACAATTATTGTGATTGGGATTCATTGCGGCGCGACATATCGATTATAGACTCACACACGCACATCTATGGATGTTCGGTAGGTGACTACCAAAACAATTGGGTCGGGCGTCTGGGGCGCATATACGGCGAACAGGACACATCTCACAAGACAGCGTGGAAATTAGTTGAGTGGTTGATTAGCCAGATAAATCCTCTCGTTCTCATTGGCGGCAATCATGATATGTGGTCTGGTGCTGGCGACCCTCTCAAGTGGATTGCTGGTGGGCATACGATTCACGAAGATTGGGAGAGCCGTATCGCACTTCACTTTCCAAATGGAAGAGAGTGCAGAATACATGCGGCGCACGATATGAACGGTCATTCCCAATGGAATTCGCTTCATGCCCAGAACAAGATGGCGCGGTTCAAGAGCCATGCTGACTTGTATATCAGTGGACACAGGCACAACTGGGGTCTGGCTCAAATCGAGGACGTGGAAAACAAACGAGTAGCTTGGCTTGCTAGAGCGCGTGGCTATAAATTCCATGACACTTACGCCATGGTCAAGGGCTTTGACCAACAGAACTTTGGACAATCCATTATGCAAGTAATCGACCCTCATAATCCTAGTCCTTGTTCATGGTCACAATGTTTTGTGGATCCACAGGAAGGTGCTGACTACCTTGATTATCGGTTATCGCTTCGCAAGTAACAGCCGCATAGCCTGCTATATCTACCCATGAATCTTCGTGCGTCTCATCATTCATGAGGCGCGCCATCTTC